CATCTTTGGTCAAAATGAATTTCAACTCGATCAGAGCAAGCTCGGCTCGGAGCCGTACGCCGCCGCACTGAATGCCGCCCGCAAGATCGGCAAGGACCGGAACGACTGGAGCGGCTATCGCTACCTCATGAACGAGTTCGTGCGGGTAGCGCATACCTATGCGATGACCGTGCATCGGACCCAGGGGCAGACCTGCGACTACGCCTACTGCACCCCGAAGCAACTGCTGGGCGTCCGCAACATGGGCAAGGCCCTGACGTATGTGGCGATGACTCGCGCAAAGAAACACCTCAGTGTGGTATTGTGATGGACAAAGTTCACGAAGCGAGACGTTTCGACGGTCCGCAGCCTGATATAATGACACTGGTATATCTGGTAAACTGGAGTTACTCATATACCGTGCATAAAAACTCTATGAGGCTCGTAAACCTGGACGTAGAGGATGCAATCAAAGAAGAGGCTTGGCACGCTTTCCTGGATTCACTCGGCATGGGTCGTATTAAGCAACTGACCGGCATCGCTGAGAGAGCGGTAAGACAAGAGGACCAGCGCTTACTCTTAAGTGCCCTCCAACGACTCGAACAGGAAATTGCGGCGCTCTACTTGCCGAGCACCCCAGACGAGCCTGCGCCCGTGCAGGGTCCCCCGGCTGCCGCTGCCCAGGCTGCTCCGGCTGCCGCTGCCCCTGCTCCGGCTGCCCAGGCTGCCCAGGCTGCTCAGGCTGCCCAGGCTGCTCAGGCTGCTCCGGCTGCCGCTGCTCCCGTAGCCCCCACGGTCACCTACGATCAGTTCCATCAGCACGTGGGCGGTCTGGTGGCGCAGTGCCCGGCCCTGATGCAGCCTGATGGCGCGGGTCAGGTGCCGATGTCGGCGCTGATGATGAAGTACGCCCCCGGCAGCGGTAAGCCCCAGGACATTCCCGCCGAGCAATACGCCAACTTCGTGTCCGAGCTGAACCAGGTCATCCAGTTCATCGGGGGTGCTCAGCAGTGAGCAGCGTCTTCGCCGACCAGGGCACCGCCGCGCACCATGTGCTGGAGCTGTGCCTGCAGTCTACCTATCAAATGGGGTGGACCATCACGCCACAGTCCTTCATCGGGCAGACCATTCCGATAGAGGATGGCTATCACTCACCGCGCTCGCCCTCCGGGGCGAAGCGGTGGCTGAACTGTACCGCGTCGGTGGCGTTCACCGAGCAATACCCGAGCGAAATCGGACCAGGGCGGCAGGTGACCGTCGAGGCAGAGGATGCCGAAGCGGTGCAGGTGTGTCTGGACTACGTGGCGCAGCGCGTCGGGGAGCTGAAGCAGGAGTATCACGAGGTCATCGTCATTCCCGAGCGTCGGGTGTCCCTGGAGCCCGTACTGGGCCATAAGGATTGTGACGGGACCAGCGATATTACGATCCTATGCATTGACGAAGTCAGAACCCTTCTTTTCGTCGAGCATGTGGACTACAAGCACGGTACGGGCGTGTTCGTCGCCGAGGACGACCCACAGAACGACTTGTATTGGCTCGGCACGCTGTGCGAAGAAGGCGCCGACAAGTTTGTCAATCGCCTTCTGGGCACCCGTCTGACCATCGTACAGCCCCGATACCCCAGCGCCCCGGCGGTGCGCTGGCGAGACATCGAAGACCCGCAGGCGCTGTTCACGGACGTGCAAGCGAAGATCAGCAACGCCGAGAAGCAGATCCTCACCGGTCAGGGTGAGTACCACGCCGGGGAATGGTGCCGCTGGTGCCCAGTGGGCGGCGACGGTGGCAAGGACGGGCGCCCCGTCTGCGCGGCCTACACCCGTCAGGCGTTGGCGGCTGCTGGGTTCGGGGATGCGGACGAACCCCTCCCGACCAACGGCAACGGCACGCTCGCTCAGGATCTTATCCAGGCCTCCGCACGGGACCCCGCGGTGCTGAGCCCGGCACAGCTCGTGGGCATCCTGGATGCGCGGGAGGCCATCCGCGGGATGCTGGAGGCAGCAGAGGAGTTTGCGCTCCAGGAGCTGATGAGCGACAGCCCGCCGCCGGAACTGGCCACGCGGTACAAGCCGGTCTCCGGTCGGACCCAGCGGAAATGGATGGCATCGGATGAGGAAGCGGTCTTCGCCGCGCTCAAGAAGATCAAGATCCACGACGCCGAGAAGGACAAGGAACGAGGGCTCGGAAAGAAAGATCTCTATACAGAGAAGCTGAAGTCCCCTGCACAGGTCGAGAAGGTCTTGAAAGCCGGTGGACTGGCACGAGACGACACCCGCTTCCGAGTCTTTGAGGAACTCGTCGATAAGCCCAAGGGCAAGCCGACGCTGGCACCGATCGAAGACCCGCGAGAAGCGATCACGAAACCCAAAGCCGACGATGTGTTCGGCGAAATCGACTGGAGCGAATAACCCATGGCATTCCAAAAGGCATCCGCGAATTACACCACCAAGACCGAGCCCGTGCGCTTGGCATTTCCGAAACTGTTTGAGCCGCAGGCCATCCTGATCAACGGCCAGCCCCAGGGCGACCCGCGCTTCTCGGCAATGGCCGTCATCCCGAAGACCTCCCCCATCATCGCCGAGATCAAGCAGATCATCACCGGCATCGCGCAGCAGTCGTTCCCGCAGCAGGGCATCGCGACGCCTGGGATGCACCTGCCCCTGATCGACCCTGCGCAGCATTCGAAACACAGCCAGGATGCGAACTACACGGACTGCATGTTGCTCTCCATGAGCGCCAAGCAGAACAGCCCCCCGCAGGTGCTCAAGCGCATCAACGGTCAGTTCGTGGCGCTGGACCCGAACACCGAACGGGCGTTGGTCTACAGTGGCATGGAGGCTTATCTCGCGGTCGGGTTCTTCACCTACTTCACCAGCAGCACAAGCTTCGGCGTCGGCTGTGCACTCAATATGGTGCTGATCACCGGGCGGGATGTTGGTCGGTTCGATGGTCGCGCCACTGCTGACAGCGCGTTCGGTGACATCGCGGGTGCCGACTTCCACGGTCTTGCGCCTCCGCCGGCCCCGGGCGCCCCTGTTGGTCAGAATCCATTCGGTGGGGCTCCTGCGGCTCCGCCTGCGGCTCCGCCTGCTGCGAACCCGTTCGGCGACGCCGCTCCGGCGCAGGCTGCTCAGCCCTCGCCCACCGAGAACCCGTTCGGCGCCCCTCCGGGCATCGCAGGTAACGCCAATCCACCGTGGTGAGAGGTTTGGTGAGCGTCCCAGCTACCAAGCGGCTGGGCGTGCATTGAGCGCCCAGTCTACGTCCCAGCTACCAAGCGGCTGGGCGCGCATTGAGCGCCCACTCTACCAAACCCCGTAGCGAAATAACACCATGAACCCCAACGCCGCCGAAGCCCTCAAGAAATGGCGCGAGGAGAACCCCGACGCCGCCGGTCAGTAGCGCAACCCATACCAGCGCTGGAGGGACCAGGACACCCGCAAGACGGCTATCGAGGCGTTTTGTTGGGGGTGCATGGGCGGCAGTGAGACCGCTGCGGAAGGCGCCCGTGCGCTGATCAAAGCGTGCCCCTCGCGGCCTGAGTCCATGAATCCCTGTCCGCTCTGGAGCTGGCGTCCGTACAAATGATCCTCGGTCTGACCAAACGCATCGTAGTCGTTGACTGCGAAACCGCTTCCCCGATTGATGTCACCAAACAGGGTCAGTACATCTATTGGGGCCACCCGGCAACCCGGACGCTGATGACCGGGGCTAAGCTCCTGGGAGGCGAGCAGGCGGCGGTCTATGACCACGAGGCGAAGGGTGAGGGTTTGCCGCCGGGGCTCGTGCGCGCCATCAAGGCGCCGCCTGAGGACTGCATGTTGGCAGCCGCGAACTGCGAGTTTGACCGGTCTGCTCTGGCCTGGCTGGGCTACCCGACACCACCCGAGAAGTGGCTCGACATCTTGGTCTGCGCCTATGTCTTGGGTTTCTCCGGACGGCTGAACGACGTATTGAAGCAGGTCCCGCTCAACGTCACCAAGAACAAGAGAGGCACCCAGTGCATCAACACCTTCAGCAGCATGAAGAAGACCTGGCGGGAATCCCCTGACCTGTGGGATGAGTTCGTCGGCTACTGCGCCAACGACGCCGAGGTGGAGGAGAAACTTCTCGGCTGGTGCTTGCAGTGGCTCGACACCGACTGGATGCGCCCCTCGGTCCAACACATCTTGCGCCAAGAGCAGATCTACCGCCGCATCAACCGCCGAGGCATCCCGGTCGATACCGCGGCAGTCCAGGGCGCCTTGCGCATCATCGAAGCCGAGACCGAGGAGTTGATCGAGCGTCAGCGCGAGCTGACCGGTCTTGAGAACCCCAACAGCGTCACCCACCAGCTCAAGCCCTGGGTGCAGGCGCAGTGCCTGCACCGCGACATCCTCAGCATGGACAAGACGGCGGTGCGCGATCTCATGGACGACCCCGGGGTGCCGCAGGTGGTCAAAGACGTGCTGGAGATGCGCCAAGCCTTGGGCAAAACCAGCGTGAAGAAGTATCCCGCCCTCGCCGCTGCCACCAGCGCCGACGGCCGGTTGCGCGGCGGCTGGCAGTTCTACGGGGCGAGTCGCACCGGTCGCGTGGCGGGGCGGACCCTGAACCCCGCGAACCTGCCGCGCCCGCAGCTCGCCGAGCCTGAGGTGACGGTTGAGTACCTGCGCGCAGGCTCGGCTCCGCTGCTGCGCCTGGTGGAGCCCGACAAGGAGCCCCTGGATACGCTCTCCAGCCTCATCCGGGCCTGCCTGAAGGCGCCCGAGGGCAAGCAGTGGTGTGTGGCGGACCTGACCAGCATCGAGAGCGTAGGGCTCGCGTGGCTCGCGGGCTGCGATACGATCCTGGACATCTTCCACCAAGGGCGGGATACCTATAAGAGTTTTGCGGCAGAATCCGAACATATCCCATATGAGGAAGTAACCAAATCACAGCGGACGTACGCTAAACCTGCAACACTCGGTGCGGGCTATCGTCTTTCTGCGCACGGTCTAGTCGCGTATGCGGCAAGTATGGGGGTGGAACTTGAATATGAAGAAGCCAAGCGACAGATCCGACTGTTCCGTGACCTATACCATGAGATCCCGCACCACTGGAAACAGCTCGAAAACGCCGCCCAATCGGCTCTCATGTACCCGGGACAAACCTTTCACGCCTTTGCGGCTGACCGAGTTATCAGTTCAAACACTTCTGCTCGTGGCTACACTTATCACAATTACACTTATCGCGATTGGCCTCGGACTAGCTATTATTACGACGGGACATTCCTGTTTTGCCAGCTCCCGTCCGGGCGTCATCTGTGCTACTTCGACCCCCGGCTCGAAGAAGCCGACATTCCCTCAGAGGACGGCAGCACCTTCCGAGTAACGCAAATCACCTACATGGGGATTGACCAAAAAGCGACGGGTGGCAACGCCTGGTGCCGCATCCCGACACACGGCGGAAAGCTCGTCGAGAACAACACACAAGCCCTCTGTAGAGATGTCCTATGGCACGGTCTGGAGCCGGCTGAAGCTGACCCCGGGCTAGAGGTAGTAGGCGACGTCTATGACGAAATCCTATCCCTCTGCAACGACGACGACACAAAAGCCCTTGACAGGCTGACCCGGTATATGACATCATCACCTCCCTGGTTAGACCGCCGCTTCTATCTAGGGGCGGACGGCTATACAAGCAAGCGTTATAGAAAAGACTAAAGAGGGCATGAATGGACAACTTCCATTTCGACATGACTAGCGAGGGCAAAGAGCAACTCAAGACTGCACTCTCGTTATTCCCCCACCAAAAAGTAGTGGCGTACAGAATAGACGCCGAAAAAGGCATGATCCTCTACTGGATTCAGAGCACTAACGCATTAAGCTTACCTTTCGCAATGTCACTTTCTCAGGCTGCGGATTTCGTAAGCGGGTGGTTGGAGGAAGCCGCCCCTTATGGAGCAGAACCCGACCATGACGGGGACAACGGAAAAGGGTGGCGTCTATACAACGAAAGCTGGGGGCGCATCGGTGACGAGTCATCAGCATTTGCTGCTGTCCAACCTGTGTGGGCAATGTACGGAAAATGAGCAGACAAGCACAAAACAGGGCATACGCCGCCATCATGCAAGAGCTGCGTGACCCTTACGAGTACGACGCTTTTGCCGTCATACGAGCGAAACTGCGTCAGGTGCTCACTGAGAATGAACTAAGGGAAGTTGCGCGTTTTGCCGCGCGCACTCTCGAAAATGCCCCGGGCGTCAAACTGGTAGCGACCAAAGAGAAGAACTAAACCGATGAGCGACCCCTACGAAGACTACTTAGGCGATGGTGTGTATGTACGCTTCGATGGCTACGGCTACGCCAGACGTTTACATTGAACCCGCCGTCTTGCATAAACTAAACGCTTTCTACGAGCGCGTGACCCACGTCAACAAGCCAGAACCATGAACTATTGCAAGAAATCCGGCAAGCACTGGAAGTGCATTGCCAACTCCTCAAAGTCTCAACGGCGGTGTGACTACTACACACCAAAAGAGACACAGTTTTGCGCTAGCGACAAGGACGGCGTTTGCACCCATATCCTGGCGCGGTCATTTGCCTCGCGGGGGCCTGAGCGTGAAAAGAGCTGAGATCCTGGACACTGCGAAGCAATATGTCACCAAGGACCGCAACGCGTCTTATGGTGAGCCGGAGAACGCGTTTCAGACAATCGCGCAGTTCTGGAACGTCTATCTCGGCGCGCGGCGCAACCCGAAGAACCTCATCACAGCATATGATGTCGGTGTCATGATGCTACTGATGAAGACGGCCCGTATGGCGCAGATGCCGAAAAACGCCGATAGCGCAATCGATGCCGCAGGCTATGCCGCTTGCGCTGGTGAGATCCTGGCCAAGTACGACACCGACAAAGCCAATGAAAGCACGTAGCGTCCACCACGGTCGGGTGCAGTTCTCGGTGCGCCTGCCTCCTCAGCTCTATCAGCAACTAGTCCGGCATGCCGAGAAAGAGGACCGGACCATGACCAACGTCGTCGAACTCGCTGTCAAAGAGTATCTGAAAAATGCAACAAAGCCATGAACTATCGAAGTCTCTGCTCCAACTCAGCGAAGCAGCGCTGCTTACCCATAGCCGCTATTTGCGGGAGGACGAGAAGGGAGTCAAAGACGCGCTGACAGACATTGAGCTGCTTCTGCGACATGTCAAACAGATCCTCAATCCAGGCAGCCAGACGCTGAGCGTGCCTGTGGAACCGCAGCAGACCGCGGCACACCAGTTTGTTGCTGTGTTCGATAATGCAGCGCAGTCCGTCTATACGAATAACCTCCGCAAGGGGTTTTGGGGAGGAGGTGACGACAACGAGAACCGTAACAAGGGAGAGATGATCGCGCTGATGCACTCAGAGCTGTCTGAGGCGCTGGAAGCGGTTCGCGAGGGCAACCCCCCCTCGGACAAGATCCCCGACTTCAGCGGGCTGGAGGAGGAGCTGGCCGACTGTGTCATCCGCATCATGGATGCTACCGCTGCGTTGAACCTGAACGTGGGCGAGGCTATTATAGCGAAGCTGGAATACAACCGCGGCCGCCCACACAAACACGGTAAGGAATTTTAACATGTACCTGATTATTGATGAATTTAGCGATCCGAGCATCGTAACTGAACTGACACCGGCAATACGAGAAGCGTTGCATGTAGGCATTGTCGATGTCTACACCGTAAAAGACGGCGCTTTCGTTTGGGTGGACAAAGACGGCACACACAATCCGATAACCGCCTGCGACTGGGCGTATGGCGACTGACCTGCCGCCGCCCCAGAAGCTCAAGCCCCTCCCAACCCGCAAGGTGCGGGAGGCGGACATCGAGCAAGCCGTCTGCCGATACGCCAAGGATAAGGGCATGTTGGTGTACAAGTTCACGAGCCCGAACCATCGGTCGGTCCCTGATCGCATATTCGTGCCTCTCAGTGGCTCGCTGTTCTTCATTGAGTTCAAACGCCCTGGAGGCAAGCTGACAAAGGGGCAGGAAAATGAAATCACCCGATTACAGTCTGCCCGGCAGTACGTCTATGTCATCGACAATGTTGAGGACGGGAAGCGGGTCGTCAACCAGCATTTCCACCTTACGGCCCCGCTCTAAGCTGCGTCAGTACCAACAACGGGCCGTTGAGTTCGTCAAGTGGTGCCCGACACCGATGCTGCAAATTCAGATGTCGCTCGGCAAGACGTGCATCTGTCTTACCGCTATATCGGACATGCTCCAAACATGGCAGATCCGCGGGGCTTTGGTCATCGCCCCGCGACGGGTCGCTGAGACCGTCTGGCACACCGAGGCGCAGGCATGGGAACACACCAAGCACCTACGGGTCTGCGTGCTCCGAGGGCGGTCTAAGGCCGCGCTGGCGCGCGATCTGACCCGTCCCTATGACATCTGGGTGATCAACTACGAGTCGCTGCCCTGGTTGTACAACCAGATCAACACGCTCTTCCTCGCCCAAGGCAAGTATCCCCCGTTTGATACACTGGTGTTCGACGAGATCACCCGCGTCAAGAAGCCGACCGGTAAGCGCATCGGTCCGTGGCACGCTAAGACCAACGGGGTCTGCCTGCTGAACTACTTCCCGCGCAAGATCGGGCTGACGGGCACACCAGCTCCGAACGGATACCTGGACCTGTTCGGTCAGTACCTGGCTTTGGATGATGGTCAACGGCTCGGTGTCCAGTTCCAGGACTACAAACAAACCTATTTTGAAGAGAACCCATACAAGCGCAAGACGTGGCTGCGCAAAGACGCAAAAGAGCAGATTGAAGCACGCATCGCAGACATTACCGTTTCGATGTCTGTTGACGACTATTTAGAGCTGCCACCCTACGTCATCAATGATATTTGGGTAGACCTGCCGCCGAAGGCTCGTGCTCAATATGACGAGCTGGAGAAGGAGATGTTCGTCGAGCTGGATTCCGGCGAGCTGGAAGTTTTCAACGCCGCCGCATTGACCGCGAAATGCCGACAGTTCGCTAACGGCATCGTTCGAGGCGGACCCGATAATCCTGATGTGCTCCACCCCGTTCATGACGCCAAGCTGGAAGCCCTGGACGAAGTCATGGAAGAGGCAGCAGGACGGGGCGTACTGATCAGTTACCTATTCCGACCCGATATGCAGCGTATCATGGACCGATATAAAGGTCGCTTTCGTATGGCGTACCTTGGACCCGGCGTGAATGAAAAGGATGCGGAACGAATGATCAATGACTGGAATGAGGGGCTGATTGACGGATGGTGCCTGCACTACCAGTCGGGTGGGCATGGGCTGAACATCCAGTTCGGGGGGCATCAGATTGTTTGGTTCGGGGGAGACTACAACAGCGAGGGCTGGGACCAGCTCAACGCCCGCTTGCGTCGACCCGGGCAGACCGCAGACCGGGTGATCGTCCACCGCATTTTTGCTCGCAACACGGTAGACCACACCATCGTAGACGCGATCGCGCAAAAGACACAAGACCAGGACGGGTTACGTGAAGCCATGAAACGGTATCAACAGCAACAGGGGTTGTTATGAGCGAACAGGCTTATCGGTGCGACCGTTGCGGAAAAAATGTTGACGACATGATGGACCTAGGCTACTATGGTCCGGGTGAGAGGGGTGACCCCGATCCAGACAACACTGAATGTTCACCCTTCATGGAATGGCTGCGATTGTGTCACGCGTGCCTAGAGCAGCACCACAAAGAGCACGAAAAAGAAGAAACATGAACAAAGGCAGAAAACCAAAGCATCACGGGCTCACGGTAGGGTTGTACCTCCCTGAACTAGATGCTACAATCACTTACATCGAAACACACCCTGTCAGACCGAGCCTAGATCGTATCGGTCTGGAACGTCACTGTTGCGGAACCGATGAAGAGTTAAACGCAACGACGACCAAGCAGTACATCAACGGCAAAAAAGGGAAAAAATACCCTATGCTGTGTCGTCAATGCTCGACAAAGAAGGGCACCGAAACCCAACGAAAG